AAGGAAGTCCGGGGGATGATACTCGATGGCCTTGCTATGTCGCTGTCGCCGGAGGACGCACGGTACCTTAACCGGTGGGAGCTGCTCCGGGAGCGCTTGGCGGTACGCGATGTCGATCTCGGCTCGGGTATCATGTGCTCGAAAGCCGAGGGCGAACGCCGTGACGCAGACGCCAGTGCCGCCCAGAAGGCGAAGGATGACCAGATTGAGTCGCTCCTGCGTGCGGAGGTCCGTAAGACGCTCGCGGACGCCGTCAAGGCACTGACACAGTCCGACAAGAATGCCGCGGCGGCGGACTCGACAACGGCGAAAACTCAGGTCGATCTCGCCAACAATTTGATGGGAACTCTGGAAGGGGAAGTAAGTGATGATCAAGGACAGGCTCCTGCAGCACAAGGAGGCGGCGCAGGACGCCCGCCGAGTGTTGTACCAACATCGGGACGACGTAACGGGCCAAGCCCTCTCCAAGCTGTTAACAATCCACTTGGAGCAGTCACGGGCTAAACTGGAAAGAGTTTCTCAGGATGAGCTCTTGCGTGTGCAGGGGGAAGTCGCTGCATACCGGAAGCTCTTGAGCTATCAACACGAACCAGACCCATCTATTCAATCCTGAAGGAATATCCATGGCCATCGAAGACCCGAACAAAGAATTCAACGACTCATTTGCAGAAGCAATTGGAGAGACAGATGACACCGATACCTGGCCGGCGCCGGCAGACAGTGCAGCAGTCGCTGCGGATGATGCTCAACAACCCGGTGAGTCGGGGGATGGCGCTGATGGTGGCGCGGAACCTTCGGAATCGGGAGGAGACGCAACTGCTGAGGATGATTCGGGACAATCCGCTGGTGGAGACCTCGATGCTGATCGCCGTAACTCGGCCGATAACGGTATAGATTACGCGGCGGAGCTCGCCGCGCTGCGCGCCGAGCTCGAAGCCGTACGGAATCCGGCACCAAAGGCTGAGCCACAAAAAGCGCCCGATCTGTATTCTCCGGAGGAACTCGCCGAGCTGAATACTCTCAAGGAAGACTGGCCGGATTTGTACCGGATGTTCTCGCTCATGGCCCGGCAGTCGGAAGCAAAGGTCGTCAATTACACCTTCTCGGAGATGAGCAAGGTACTGAACCCGCTCCAGCAGTCGGTCAACGTCATTACAGGCAACGATCACCAAGACGCGATATTCTACGCCCACCCGGATTACGATCAGGTCTATAATCCGTGTATGCAGTGGATCGAATCGCAGCCGACATTCATCCAGCGGGCATGTAAGGAAGTGGTAGCCTCCGGAACATCCGAGGAGGTCATCACGATGATTCAACGATTCAAGGATGAGACGGGGTGGAAAGTAAAGCCCGCCCCCTCTGCAGCACCGAAGACTGAACTCTCTAACGCGGCCAAACAAGCGGCTAAGGCGATTGGGGCGGTAGGTACGAAACGTGGCGCAGCGACAAGCGCACCAGACCCGTCGGATTTCGACGCCGCCTGGGACGAAGCGAACGCCGCATAACCGCTTAAAGTGGGAGGCCATACGATGCCTCACACGATCGAATAGGAGAAGTAAATGGCTAACGCAGTTACCTATGGCGACATCTCGCCGCGTACTGCCGCGAAAGTGATCAAGCAGCTGCTCGATCGTGCGGCCCCTGTGATGTGCTTGGAGAAGTTCGGACAGTCGCAACCCATCGACCAAAACGCGACCAAAGCCGCGAAGTGGCGTCGGTACTACCTGACCGGTGCGACCGGTGCAGCCGGCCCGAACGGCGGCGGCCTGAATGGTGCTGGTTCGGCGTTCTATGTCCCGCTGGCGACGACTCCGCTGACTGAAGGCGTGACGCCCGGCGGCAACAAGCTGTCCAACACCGACTACACGGTGACATTGGCACAGTACGGCGACTACGTCACGATTTCCGACGTGGTCATGGATACCCACGAAGACCCGGTGCTCTCGGAAGCCGTCGACATCCTCGGCGAGCAGGCCGCATACACGCTGGAAACAATCCGCTACAACGTCCTCAAGGCCGGCACCAACCGGTACCTGGTCGGTTCGGCAGGGGCTACCGTCTCCACTCGTGGCGCGGTTACAGGTCCGATTACGCTGAACATCCAGCGGTCGATCACGACTGCCCTGAACCGCCAGAACGCCCGTCGGTTTACCAAGGTCCTGTCGTCCAACGCGAACTACCGTACAGAACCGGTGGAAGCAGCGTACATCGCGCTGTGCCACCCGGACCTCGAAACCGACATTCGGACATTGGCCGGGTTCATTCCAACCAAGCAGTATGGGACGACAACCCCGTGGGCCAATGAAATCGGTGCAGTTGAGCAGGTCCGTTACCTGACCTCGACGATCTTCACACCGTTTGCCGACTCGGGTGCGGCTACCAGTGGCGCGACGACGTACCGCTCGACCTCCGGCACGAACTGGGACGTGTATCCGATCCTGTACCTTGCGCGCGACGCCTTCGGGATCGTGCCGCTCAAGGGCAAGGACTCGATCGTCCCGATGGTCGTGAATCCGAAGCCCGCTCCTGGCGATCCGCTGGGTCAGCGCGGGACGGTCGGCTGGAAAGCTTGGCAGGCGGCGATCATCCTTCAGGACGCATTCATGATGCGCGCCGAAGTCACTGCCACGTCGTAACATCTAGGGGGAGGCCTAGCGCCTCCCCTATCACGATCAAGGAGAATTACTATGGGTATCGCTACCTCGAATGTCACCCAGACCGCTGGGATCGTAAACCAATGCGTCATGGCCTTCACTACGGATGCAGTGACCGCCGCCGACACCGTCTTTGACTTCGGCTTCAAACCCCGCACAGTCACGTTCGTCAACATTACCGACCGGCTTACGTATGAGTGGGCTGTGGGTATCCCCGCAACCAACACCGTGGATACGGCCGCCGCGGGGACCCGCACGTTGGGCACTTCAAGCACGATCGTTGTCAATGCGGACGGGACGGTGACTGTGAAGGCCGGGGCAATGGTTGCCAGCAAATCGTTTTACGTTATCGCCGAAGGCTAAACCCAAACGCAGTACAAGTTGAGGTGGGGCTCCGGCCCCACTTCTATTACCCCCATTGGAGGATGTAGTCATGACAAAGAGCGCTATTGCGGACGTAACTGGCAATACCGACGAACTTCCGGATGTGCAATCCCAGATTGATGCGGCAGTTGCCGCAGCGCTTGCGGCGCACGGAGTTGGGGATTCCCCGCCGCCCGTGCGGGATACGCGAAGGGTGCGAATCATCCTCGAAGAGAACGACCTTATTCCGCCGACCGGACAGTTCTTTGGCATCAATGGACGCCCATACCTGCTACGTCCTGGCGAAGAGGCAGATGTCCCCATGGAAATCATCGGCGCCCTCGACGACGCCATCATGGAAACTCCGATCACGGACCACAACGGCAATGTCGAGGGGTATCGCAAGCGGCTGCGGTTCCCCTATCGGGTAATCTCCGCAGCGCGGTAACTCATGGACGCCGACAAGCTCCTCTCCTCGCTTCGGACGGACATTCTGCACGATAGCGGGATTCCGCAGTTATGGACGACAACGCGGCTCATCGACTGCCTCAACGAGGCCTATCTGGAATTTGCGGAGGAGACGCTACTCATCCGGGACTCGACGTCTTCCGTCACGGTGATCACGCTCGATGAAGGGGTTGCGGAGTATGAATACGACCAGTCGATTCTGTCCGTTCTGACCGCAAGAATTGCCGGTGCATCGACCAACCTCCAGCGAGTCGGGAACAGTGAACTTGATGGAAGCTCGGTTGCTGTCGGCACGTATGAGTGGTTGGAGGTGCTCAATGCGCAATACCCGGAGGGCGGGACGCCGACGGCGTTCACTACGGATGAGGGGCTGTACCTCCTTCGGGTGTACCCAGTCCCCACTGCAGCCGATACTGGCAAGGAGCTCAAGCTTCGAGTTGCCCGGCTTCCGGCCGAGCTCATTGACGAAAATGACCTGAGTATCGAGATTGAAATCCCCCGGCAGTACGTCATGGGTGTAGCACACGGTGCGGCGGCTCGCGCGTACAGTGATCAGGACGCAGATGGGTACGACCCGGCCAATGAAACGAAGCACCGAGGGAAATTTCTTGAGTACGTCGCTCGGGCCAAGAAAGGCATGCGGAGGCAGATGTTCCAGCCTCTTACATGGAGGTTTGGTAACGACGGGTAACCGTGTAGAATCACGGAAATACCCAGGAGATATACATGGCGCGCACCCTACCGGACCAGAGCACATCGGTCCCTCTCCCTACCAAACCATTGGCACTCGCCAATGTTGCCTCCCTCGCTGGAGGTGCGACTCCAGAAGCGGCATTGCTGGCACGAATGCGCGCCGCCCAAAGCGGGCCGGGATACGCTGCTGGCGGCATGGTCAAACCAGGGCAGAAAAAGTGCCTCGCCGATGGCGGCATGGTCGAGTCCGAAGATGAAGATGAGGATGAAGCCGAAGACGAGTCCGAAGACGAGGGTGAAGGCGCAAGCAAGTGCGTGATCCAAATCTCCATCGGCGACGGGAAATCGAAGCCAAAGGCGAGCTACGCGTGCGGAGGCATGGTTAAACCAGGGCGGAAAAAGGGCTTCGCGGCCGGCGGCCCCGTCTTTCGTAGCGGGAACACGTTTGGCGACCGGCCGATGATGCCGGAGCCTGGCAGCGTTCCACAACGCGTCGCCGTCGCATCGCGCCCGATGCCGAGGCCTGTAGCTGCGCCACCGCCCGCCAGAGCCCCTCTTCCACCACCGGAATACCCGCAAGAGCGGGTACGGCCCGCGCCGGCCGACCAAGGCACACCTCCTGGTTCATACATTGGACTGACCGGTGTCGTTGACGCCGTTCGCAATCGCAAGGTGAAGAATGCCGAGGCGGCCGACTATGCCTGTGGTGGGGCGGTAAAGAAGCGCGGCATGGCCGGCGGCGGCATGGTCAGGTTCGCCGGCAAGGGCGGCCCGCGCGACGACCAGATCCCGGTGAAAGTAGCTGGCGCAGAGATCAACGTGAGCGACGGCGAGAACGCCGTGATCCTGCCGGCGAAGACCGCAGCAAACCCGGCAGCGATACAGGCCATCGAGGGCATCATACAGGCTACCAATGACGGGCGGCAGCCGAAGGCCGGGATTGAAGATGGCGAAGACTACGAGGTTGGCGCGCTGCTACGTCGCCCTCCGTTGAATCCGAATGTCTCGGCGCTGTTTCAGCCCCCTGTTGCCGTCCCTGCCAGTAATACCGCGGGGACTGCGGCGCTGCTGCGGCCCTCGGCGGTGCCTCCTCAACCAGTAGCTGCAGCGACTCCACCCCCTCAACCAGTATCCGCGGGGGCTCCACCCCCACGTGCGGCTGGTAGTAGAATCCCACCGAATATGCAGTCTGTTGGTAGGGCGCCATTGGGAGGTGTAGCCGCTACGCCGGTATCCCCTGTCGTCGACGTATCCAGGGCGATAGATGCGACGAAGATCGGCACGTCAGCTCCTCCCGCAGCTCCTCCCGCAGCTCCGCCTCCGCCCCCGCGAGGTGCGGCGTATGCTGCTGGCCGTGCGTATGGAGCGGCCGGGGGCGCAAAAGGGCTTGCAGGGAAGGC